GCCTTATACGATTACCGCGAACTGTTCAAGGCGCATACCGACCCCAATACCCAGAGAATCAACTGGAACCTGTTGGACGAAGCATTAGAGGACTTCGAGGCTGGCCTTTCTTCAGAGATAAAGAAGTATATCCACAACAATACGGGACTTAACCGCGACACAACCGCTCGCGCATTGTTCGATGACAAGAAGATACTTCGGGAATACTGGGACAAGAAGGACGAGATTGCTGCCACCATGCCGCCAGAGTTCCAAGATGTTCACAAGACTTGGCGAGCCATGTCCGACATGGAAAGAGCGAAGTATGTCTTTCAACCACAGGTGCGTACCGCTATGGAACATATCAACCGCCAGACCAAGATATGGCTGGTGGAGATGCACGAAGCTGGTGACCCACGCGCCGAAGAGTTCGAGAAGAAGCTGGTCAAATGGGGCTATGAGACTACTCCAGTTACCCCAGCGGGGCAGAAACTGCAACGGGAGTTGCTTCGCAAGTTAGGCACTGAAGACCAGATGAAGCTGCCGTTCGAGCGTACTGTGCCTGACATGCCCGGTCAGCCAGCCGCCAGCCCTGCGGTAGACGATAGCGGTGTCAGCACCCCTAGGTGGCTGCAACAGGTAGGTAGCGGTAGATAGTTGACAGCGGATAGCATTAATGTTTTGATGTACATGTGACGACCCATATTGTGACCTAGGTCACAGCGGCAACTCACGGAGGTAATATGGCAGAAGAACAGCAAGTACCAGAGGATGTGGTAACTCAGGAACCTGATGCCCCACAACCAGAGGTACAAGAAGCTGAGGCAGAGCCAGAGGTAGATTGGAAGGCTAGGTTCGATGAGAACCAGGCCACCCTGGATAAGCTGGAACAACAGCTTAAAACTGAGCAAGGACGTAATAAGAAGCGCGATGATACCGATTCGGCGGTGTTTGGGATAGGTGACCGTCTGGCTGCTATGGAGCAGTCGAACGCAGCCCTAATCAAGGCACTCGCTGAGGGTGACACCGATAACCTTCCACAACAACTTGGTCAAATCCAGGCCCAATCACAGAATACCCAACGTGGTCGTGCCTATCAGAACCAGTACCGCGTACTGACCGAACAGTTAAGGGAGGCGACACAGGATGAGAGCGGCAATGAGATTCTCAGTCTGTATGATGCCCCGGAGCTAGAAGGAGTACGCCAGGCATGGGTCGATGCTAACAACAAGCGCAGCGTTTCGGCGTTGTACAACACGTTAGTCCGTACCCATGAGGTGGTTCGACAGGCAGAGCGGGGAAAGGCCAGCGAAAGGGCCGAAACCGTTAGACAAGAAGAGCGCACCTCTGCAAGGCAGCGGCTGGAAGAAGCTGGTATCTATGACCTGGATACTGGCGCTGCCAGTGCTGGCGGTGGTGCCACACAAGATGATGAAACTTGGTTTCGGGAGTATGGCAAGATGGACAGTCCCACCCCCGCAGACCACGCTAGAGCAAGACGAATCAATAAACGAAGGTAGGAATTAGTTATGGCTGCTGGCGATACTATTACCCAATCACTGGCCGATAGCCTTGATACTGTCGTGGCATCTGCCAGGCAAATCCGTGAATATGAGGGCGTCATGCCCAACCTGGTGGACAAGGTTACCCTTTCTGAGGGCACTGGCACCAGTTGGCGTGAGATTTCGATGGCTGCGCTTAGTGCCCAGAACATCACCGAAACCACCACGCTAGATAACCCACAACAGATGTCTGATACGGTCTTCAGCATCACTCCCACCGTCACTGGTATTCAAACCCTGGTGACTGACCGGGTGGCTTCCCGTATCAACTCCCAGTCCTATGCCCAGCTTGGTAGCTTGGCACAGCAGGCCATCCAGCGGAAGAAAGACGAAGACGGGTTGACCGTCCTTGACGGCGCGACCACTTCTCTCTCTGGTGCTGGAACCACATTGGCATCTGGCGTCATCGCTGCGGCGGCTTACCGTATCAGCAGCAACGCCACTGAGCCTGGTAACCCACCATATCGGTGCGTACTCCACGGCTTCCAGATAAAAGACCTTTACGACGAACTGACTGCCAGTATCGGAACGGCTACTGCCGGTGACGGCGGCGAAGTCTCCGACGGTCTGACTGCCCGTGTATTCACAGAGGGCTTCCGTGGCAAGATTGCAGGGGTCGAGGTCTTTGAAGACGGCAACATCACCATCGACAGTTCCGACGATGCCAAGGGCGGCGTGTTCGCTCAAGAGGCCATCGTGATGGTACAGGGACGCGCTCCCCGTACCGCTACGGTTCGCCGGGAAGACATCGGCGGCGGAGCTACCGTGGTATACCTCTATGACGAGTATGCCTACGGTGAGCGCAGCGCAGGGAACTGGTTGTTCGAGGTCTACTCGGACGCGACTGCGCCTACGTCGTAGTGAATACACGACGCACCATCTGGTCTGAGGCTCATGGCCCCATACCTAAAGGGTGGGTCGTACACAACCTGAATGGTCAACCTGCGGATGTGCGGTTAGAGAACCTAGCCGCTGTCCCCAGGGATAACATCTTTCTGGCAACCGCTCCCTACAGGGTGCGAATACGAAACTTAGAGCTACAGCTTAAACAAATAGGTGAACAACATGGCACAAGGTAGTGACAGCAGACTAATGATTGACGAGGACTTCTTTGGTGCGGCGTCTACGTTGGCCGCGACCACTGCTCCTCCGATAGCCCTTGGAAGCCTGAACGTGGTCGGTCAAGGTATCGCAGAGACTGACTCCGGTGCGCCCCGTATGGACTCTGATGGCCTTAATGGTGTGATACAACTCACCACCACCAATGAGGATGTCCATGCCGCTGGCTTGCAGAGCGCGACTATGTTCGATGTGGGCCTTATGGGAAGCATCGTCATGGAAGCGCGGGTGCGCCAGGCCGCACTCAATACAGGTGAGGTCTTCATCGGTTTCTCTGATGTGAACACTGACCTCGCTATCATCGAAGGCGCTATCTGTCATGGTGATACAGTCACCGTCACACTTACTGCCTCCGACCTCGTTGGGTTCCTGATGGCATCAGACCTGACCGACAACAGCGACTGGCACGGTGTCTATAACGGTGGAACTACTACCGGAGAGACTACTTCTACGTCAGTTGACTTCGATGCGGGTGCTACCGCTGGTGAATACCAGGTACTACGCCTGGAGCTATTCCCCAACGGCACCGCCGAATGGTGGGTTGATGGCGTACTGGAGCAGACGGTCACTGGCGCGGTATCTACATCTGTAGACCTGTGCCTGAACGTCATCGTGGAGTCCAAGACCACAGCGGTCAAGACTATGGATGTTGATTACATCCGTGTCTGGGCTAACCGCGACTGGACTGCCTAGGTAACGCTAGGTGACCACTCGCAGAGGGTTCCGCTACGACAGCGGCACTTCACGGTTGGAAGTGACTGTGGATGGCACTGTCGTAGCTCGATATAACAACGTGACACCAAGCCTGTCTATCGTAAACGGACTCACGATAGACGGGACTGTCACGTTGAATGACGGTGACCAGTGGACGGCTAACGCCTCTGGAACTGTCACCATCTCCAATGTTGCGCCGTCTGGCGTAGGTACAGCCACCATCACCAAGTGGCTTACCGTCACGGATGACGGCGGCACAGTCATGTACATCCCCGCGTGGACATAGACTGTGACCTAGGTCACAATGACAAAACTCATATCAGCAGCCGTTGAGGTACACCTAGACGAGCCTGCATTCAATCTGACTGAAGTCAACCTACAGGCACCTGACAACAGCGGTTGGCGCAGGTATCAGATTATCTCCGTGGTACGGGGGGAACGACTTGCCGAATATCGTGAAGACCTGGGGGATGCTAAAGACTTCTCCGCTGATGCGTTTCGTATACCTGGTGGCGTGTGGGATGCTTCTACTCGTCGCATGGAAGTTCTGCACAGTGTTGGGGAACTTAGAGAAGTAGCCGAAGCCGTGAGGCTTGGCCCCACTGTCCGGCCAGAGATACAGCCCCGTGATTTGAGCAAAGAATACCACGACCATTTAGACAGGTTCGTGACGATATCTAAGGAGAAAGGCTTATGACCACAGACAATAAGATGACCGTAGAACTTATGGAAGAGGCTGAACCAGCGCCTGAGCCTGGCAACTTCGATAGAAGGAAGGTCATCCACTCGCCATCCGATGCGTTCCCGATTGATGTACAGGTAGCATCCCTGGAATCGGCAGGCTACGTGTATGTCTATGACACGGAGAATGGTGAACGCTCTATAGTGAACCGGAACATGCTGGAGTCGCAGCTACAGAAGATGCGGCCTGAGGGCACGCGGTACTTCACTACGGTCAAGCCTGATATAGAACCCAAGCGTGGCACACTGAAGTGCCTACTCCATTCTGATGACCCTGATAGGGGGCAGTATGATATCTGGGGTTTTGCGACTTGTAATAAGTCCAATCTCATATCTGAGTTCCAAGTTAACCGGCACGTCCAAATCCGCCACCGCATGGAGTGGCAAACCATCTACGAAGACAGGGAAAGGAAAGAGAAAGAAGAAGAACGCGACTTCCAACGCCAACTCCTTGGCCTCGCAACCCAAACAGGAGTCCAGCCCCAAGTCGCCGTCAGCGCCGAAGCCCGATTCGACACCTGCGGTTGCGGAGAAGAATACAGGGCCGGATACATAGCACAGCACCAGCGCGGCAAGAAACATCAGAGGTGGGAGAAGAAGAATGGCGCATAACACAGTCGATACGACAGTCCTGACCTCTGACGGAGCGGTCAGTTCCAATCCCGGCAAGGTCTATTGGGTGCTTGTCTCCGCCGTCGCTACTGGTGGGGCATGGCAACTCAATGACAGCACAGATGACGGCGGCACCGACCTAGTAAGCGGTGTCGCCCCAGCCAATAGCATGACGTTCCTTCGTTTCGGTGCAGAAAACGAAGGAGCTTTGGTGTTTGGGACAGCGATATATGCCGACATCCCAGGCAGCAATATCACGCTAACAGTGGGCTATCACTAATGGCTAATGAGTTCAAGCATAAAGACCCAGGTGCAGAGCTTACCCAGGCTGAGTACATAGCGTCTGACGGCACGGGTCACGTCTTTGACTCGCAGGCTCAAGGCGACATCATGTACGCCGACAGTGCCACTGTCTTAAAGAACCTCGCAAAAGATGCGAACGACAGCAGGGTTCTCACCAACACCGGCACCAGCAACAACCCCGCGTGGGCGCAAGTCACGCTCACTACGGGCGTCACTGGCACGCTTCCTGTGGGCAATGGAGGTAGCGGGGCTACCAGTCTGACTGATGGTGGGATATTACTTGGTAGTGGTACAGCGGCAGTCACCGCCATGTCCGTCCTGGCAGATGGTGAGATTGTGGTAGGTGACGGCAGTACAGACCCTGTTGCCCTTGCCGCGTTCTCGTCCAGCACAGGGACACTAAAGGTGGCAAGTGGTGGCACGGGGGCTAGCAGTCTTACCGACAAGGCAGTTCTGATTTCCCAGGACTCCGGGACTGACACCGTTG